AGATTTCCCAAATCTCATGAATCTCAAGAAGATGGCAAATCAATACAGGAGAGGTGCGTAGAAATTATAGAATTAATTGCAATGAAAATATTAACATCAGGATGCTTCAAAAAAAGTGTACTAAATGCGAAACGACGCAACCCATTGATATGTTCAAACCGAAAAATAAGAATGATATCTCAAAGAGAACTTCTTGGTGTAAATCGTGTATGAATGAGTATGCGAAACTTTATAGACAAAAACTTAATTACCCGGTCAATGTTACTGAAAAGAAATGCTTTCACTGTCATGAGACTAAATCTTATACAGAATTCTCGGTATGTAATAAAGATACGACTGGTTTGACTACTTTGTGTAAATCATGTACACGAGTTAATAGATGTATTTTCATGAAAGATATCAATAATTTTTTAATACAAAAAAGAGCAGATGCAAAAAAACGATGTAATAAAAACAACAGAATTCAGTTTGATATTTCAATCGAAGACTGGATTACTCAATATGAAAAACAAAATGGAATATGTGCATTAACGGGAATAACAATGACATGGGAATACAGTTCAAATGAAAACAAAGACTTTTATTCATCAGTCAAATACCCATATAATCTTTCTCCAGATAGGATTGACAGTAGCAAAGGGTATACAAAAGATAACCTACAATTCGTTTGTAATAGAGTAAATGCAATGAAAAATAACATGAACACAGAAGAACTAATCTATTTTTGTAAAAAAATTATGGAACGTGCGCGTGAGACTTAAAGTTTATTTTTGTGTAGTTAATATAAAATGGCTGAAAACCTTAATGTTCTATGTGAAGCTAAAAAGGAATATCTTGGACAGATGTGCCTTATTATGATTCCACCTATGATTGAAGTTTTTCAGGATATGTACATCGAGGCAATGAAAACCTCAAAGGGAAAGCAGGTTCTTATCATGTTTCAGAAACATTTAAAGGAGGTTCCAAACTGGTCTAATGCCATGTCTAAGCGACACACGGATAACATAACTGATAGGTGTACTTGGTTTGGTGATCTTTTAGCGGCTGTCTTTGTTGCCTGTACAAAGATTCTCTCTGCGGTTCGCCTTAAGGCTGATAACAAGAAGATTTCTTTAAAGCTCCCAACTGAAGAAGTTTTTATTCAAACCTGTTACAATAACATCGCGAAGGACCTGTACCGAGACCCCTACATCTTCCACGACGAACAGAGTGAGTATGCTCGTGACGAAAATCTTAGGATCCGCTTCTCCTTATGCATCGAGAATACCGTAAAGGAGTTAATTCCGGTGCAACAAATTCTTCAAACGTATATGTCACAAGAAACGCGTGATATATCACTTGACGGTGACATCCACGACAGTGCCGACCCAGATGTTCTTGATGAACAGATGGAGGAGATGGAGCCTCAGCCAATGGAGGGACTCGAACCTGAAATGATGGAGCCCGAACCCCTAGATGACCCCACACCCACTGGACTTGAAAATGAATTCAAAACAGTCCATGGTGTACACGCACCCGAAGCCCCAGAGCCAGTTTCTGAACCAATGGCCCAACCAATGGGTGGTGAAGAATCGTTTGCGGAGCCCCAACCCCAACCTCAGCAGGAGCCCGATGATAATGTCTTTTTTGGTGATGCACCAGAGCAGCGCACAAAAAATCCCCGTTATAATTAAATGGAACTCTCCGATCATTTACGCGACCCAGTGAGTGCCGCTCTAATTGCAGCCGGTTTAACTGCTGGTTATATTCATCTCAAAGCGTATATCAATAATGAAGGTAAGCTTGAGCTTAACAAATATACAAAACCCGCTGTACTCAATGCGATTTTAGTGTTTTTCATAATCTCAGGTGGTTTAGGTAAAAAAGAGGCTATTTCTACAGAGCCTTTCTAAACTTAAAGATTAAACCGATATAATAAGAAAATGGCGTCTGTCTCTGCTTTCAATGATATGATGAGTCAATTTCTTGTGGAATTGCACAAGACTTTTCCAGAGGAAAAAGGAATCAAGAAAATGTTAACTTCGTTTGACCTACTCAAGTCAACCAACCCCCGTCTAGTTGTAGATGCATACATGAAGGGTGTTTCTCCATATGCCGATAAGATTTCTGCAAAGGATGAGACATTTCTTCTCAATGAGATTGAGAACATCGAGTTTTTGAAGGAACTTGATATTAAGAGTTACTGGACTAGGATGTCCCCTAATACAAAGGGTGCTACTTGGCAGTACCTCCAGACTCTCTACATGCTTGGTACTACCATCACTGCTCTTCCAGCGGACACCCTTTCTCAAATTGAGAATATCGCCAAGGGTGTAGCGAATAACATCCAAAGTGGTGACGGGGAGTTGGACCAAGCGGCCCTTATGAAAATGATGGGTAGCATGTTGAATGGTCTTCCAAAAAAATAAACCTATACATATATTAAATGAAAGCTTGGTTCGATGATCCTAAGCAGCTTTTTGATGCTGACCAGGTAACCCAATTTTGGCCCACAGGTGAGCAAACTCCAGAAGACAGGGTAAATGCTGCTTCTCGTTTTATCATTTATGTGTGCACTATACTTTATGTTATTCGACGTGACCCACGTGTATTCGTTTTGGGTCTGACCGTATTAGGTGTTGTGTATGTTCTTTATAAGTCTAGGATGGTTAAGGAGAGTTACGGTGGATCAGTTGAAGGTGCGAGCTGTCATATGCCTACACCCGACAACCCTATGGGTAATGTTCTCATTACTGATTTTACCGACGCCCCTAATAGGTTAGAGGCGTGCTATTACTCATCAGTGAAACCATTCGTTAAGGCTTACACTAGTGATCGTATTCCATATGATGCAGGGCGTTCTAGGACTTCCATGCCTAGGTACCTCCGCAATGCTATGGATCGCCAGTTTGTTTCTAACCCAGTGACAAAAATACCAGGAGATCAGACAGCTTTCGCCGAGTCTCTTTATGGTAAGAAGAATGCCCCAATGTGCAAGAGTGATACCCGCTTTTGTGATCCCAATGCTAGGGGTGTCCAGCTCGAAGCTTTTTCGGGTTTGGGATTAGATGGTGACAAACGATCCGGTATGCATAGGGGAACACCCGGCACCGCTTAGATAAATATTCTTATGTAATAATAAATGGCGTATCAGCTTCAACCTGGACTTTCCATTGTTCAAAACGCGGGTGCTCTACCCGCCGTAAAAGCGACTGATGAAATTTTTGTATACCCCCAGCCCGGTAACATTAACTGTGGTGAATGCCGTCCCAACACTATGTTGTACGGTACCGCCCCATACATGGCGGGTAAGGGTTCTCCAGCACAATACATTGAGACAAGTGATCAGCTTCGTCCCCAATCTACTTCCCGATTTAACAAGCATATCGTTCAGACATACGAGAGAAAGCTGTTTCCCTTAACAAATATGGAATGCAAGGTACCTCTTCGTACGATGCGATATGAGCCTGCGAGTACCAGAGCCGAGGTCCAGAATAGTCTGTTTCAGCAGAGGTATCTTAATAAAAATGTTAACAAGAAGTAAGAATGGCTGATCCTATATCACTCATGGCCGTCGCCGGTCTTGTATTTGCGGGAAGGAACTTGAGTACCAAGTCCCAACCACCAAAAGTTACAGTCACTGAACCAACACTGAAAAATCCAGAAGTTATAGAATCTAACAATTTCCAGCCTACAGCTGAAGTTCCACACAAGAGGGAGATGGAGAGTTTCGGAGACATTTCTATGCAGCAACGTACCGGTGGTCAGGAAATTCTAAACATGCGCAATCGAATGTATGATACCGGTCGTATGAACAACCTTTCACCTATAGAACAGCAATTGGTTGGTCCAGGTTTGGGTGTTGACCCTAATGTACCTGCCGTAGGTGGTTTCCAGCAAACTTTTAGGGTAAATCCTGTTAATGTTGGTGAATACAAACTGACCACTCTCCCAGGGCGTACTGGCCCTGCAGCTGATGTCACTGGTGGTCGTGCTGCTACGGTTGGTGAACTTACACACAATAAACCCGAAACTACGTCCTTTCTCCCATCTAGGCGTCCTACTATGGCTGGACGTGCTCAGGGTATGTCTGGTGTAGTTCCCCGTAATGAGCATGAAAGGACTAAACGTACCACAAATCGATCAGAGACTGGTCATCGTGCGGATGGTTTAGGTTTCAATGGTGCTAAGCGTTTCATTCCGGCTCAAACGATGTCTCAAGATCCCACTAGATTTAAGAGTGATCGCACCGATGAGCAATACATGTATAATAATCGCCCAGCCCCAGGTATCCACAGTCATCACGGTGCCTATACACAAGGCGTTGCTTCTCAGGTAACTGCAAAGACCAATGAGGAACTCATGAAGTATGGCTTCCGCCCCGAAGATCGCAGAGGCAAGCCTAACAGGATGGGTAATGCTGGTAGGATGAATGTTCGCGAGAGTGCCCTCAAGCAAGGTGGTCGTCTTACATCTGTTCGCACCGATCAGACTCGTATAGATGGTCGTGTTGCCCCTGCCAATGGTGGTTGGACTCAAAACTACCAGCAGAAGCCTTATCATCAATTTAACTCATACAAGGGTATTGAAAATCCCAATACCCGAAACCTTGACATTGCAAAGAGGCAACTTCAAAACAACCCTCTCTCTCATTCTCTCTATCAGTAGAAAGATTGTTTATACTAGACAAAAACAATCATTAAAATATTGTCCCTATATTTTAATGAAGGTCCACACCCTTAACATAGATAGTAGCGAGAGAGATACTAGTATTTATCCCTATGCGAATAGTTACGCTGTTAACTTAGATAACCCCATTTATGATATATCTAATATAACACTCGTTTCTGCTCGTATTCCTACACCACAATTGATGACCTCCGCCACGAATAAGACATTTAGTGTAGATGGTGTTAATATTACACTAAATGAGACGAATTATTCAAATGGTTACGTGTTAGCTGAGGACCTGGATATAGAACTCGCCCCTTCTAATACTCACGTAGACAGTGTTATTTACGATGAAGAGACGGATTCGTTAGTCTTTTCTAACACACACGTGAGTGGTGATAATTTCACACTTCAATTTTATGATGGTACGAATGGATATTTGAGTAATTCATCTCCACTCACAACTCCACATCAAATTATGGGTTTTAGTTCAAAAAACTTTACGTCTACAAATAAAATACTTCGTTCTGGTGCGATTAATTTAAGTGGGCCTAATTCTTTGGTATTAAAATTAACAACAGGTTCTGATGAGTTTACACAGACTGTGTACACATCTACTCCCTTCTACACAGGTCATATACTTCTTGACGGGGGTGATTTTATAAACTTTAATGGTGCTGATGATAAATTAGTACATCACTTTCATTCTGGAACACAAAAGATGATTAAGGATGTTAAAATCGAGTTTTTCTATATGAGTCATGGTCGATTAATCCCATATGATTTTAGAAATCAAGATCACGTACTTAAATTTGAAATTACGGGTTCTACTGACAAATTGGAGAATTTACCTAAAGTTTCATTACCGAAAGAAGAACCTAAAAAAACCGAAAAGAAGGAGCCAATCATAAGTATTCCCGAAGTTGTAAAGAATTCTTATAAATGGAGAAAGGAGTATTTGTATATAGCGCTAATTATTTTAGCTGGATTACTCCTGATGTTTTTAATGAAAGGCAAACCTCTTAGCGAGTTATCGCGTAGACGGGCTGCGCGGGCTTAGAAACCTTACCGTTGACACGGGAGATGACTAAGAAGACAACCACGGAGAGGAGGGAAGTCAGGATAGCGGTGAGCGCGTACTGAGCACCACCGTTCTTGGGGACCTTTACGATCTGGGTGATGGTCCAGCGAACGAAGTCCATCCACGACATGGCAGCGGCGAAAGAGAAGCCACCGACAATCGAGTTGAGGGTCTGGGTCTGGAGTTCCTGAGTGACAAGGTTTACGGTCTGGAGAGCGGCGGCCGACATAGTGTTTGTTATACTATACAAGACGAAAAAAAATCAATCCTTTGTAATTTCTTCTTTTTTTACTATTTTTTTAAATCGTTTTGCTTTTATTGTTTTTGTTTTTGAAAATATTTGTTCATCATCTGATGAATCATCACTAGAGCTTGAATCTAAGTTTGAAGCGTGTAACTTAGTCTTATCATAAAAATTCCATCCTTCAGGACCCGAGATGCTCATTACTATTAATAGCATTTTTTAACATGTGTTCTGTCGGATTCTGGGGTTCCCAACTGTCCCACCTATCATAGGCGTCGTTTACTTGGTTAAATGTCACGTCGTTACCTGAGTATCTCTCAAATGATGGGCATTCATCTTCAGAAACAACTTCCATTTCTTCGTCAGATTCCTCTTCTTCGTCATCCCGATATATTTCGGGGTACATAGAACCTGTCGTCTGACCAACTGTGTGCATAGCACAGTATTTCATTGCATACTCCATATCTTCTGGGAGAAGTGTATCTCTCCCACAGGCTTTGGAATATTCAGCTGCGAGTACTACAGCCTGTTCTAAGACGGGTAGTAATATATTGGTCATGGTTTCCATATATTGCTGTGCCATTCTGTCACCAGCATCACCGAAGCCAGTTTGCATATTCATCTTTAGTATTTGAGATCAAAAATAGTTTTCGCAGTTCCCTCACCTACACGGAGGATGTTATAGTTTACAGCGTATGCTCGAACTTGTCTTGAATAACCTGTACATGGGTTTAGACTTAGGTTTAGAATTTGTTCTTTCACGAGACTGAAATTGACCTGTCCAGTTGGATACCATTCTTCTGGTTGTAAAGCGAAACTGTATGAATAGAAACGTCTAATGAGTTGGGTTTTTGAGTGATGTATAGCGGCCTGAACAGCCTTGAGAAAAGTCATAGTACCAGTGTCCCTTGTAATGATTTCTTGACCATCGAGAGTAAGTGTAAGATGATCCAGATTTTCCCAAAGTACATACTTATTCCCAGTTACTTCGAGTATACCATCATAATCAAATGGTGTAGCAAATTGAAATTCGTTTGTTCCGACACTACCCTGACGCTGAATAACAAAGTATAGTTCTTTCACTGGATTTACAAAATCCAATTTAAACTGTCCTGTATTTACACCCGAATCTATATCGAAAACATTCTGTTGAATTTGTGTTATTAGGTAATCTCGCCTTGATTTTTGCATTTTAATTCTTTCTTCACAATCTACGTGTACAACATCTGCGCAGAGTTGGAAATCCTTAATTTTAGGTTGTGGATTCTGTTGTGAAATATCAGCTTTATTTCCATTAGTTTGAATAACAATCTCCTGTGCAGTTCGTAATTTGAATTCAACTTCAACTTCCTGACGGTTTATAGCACATAGAGGTATTGCAAGTTCTGGATGATTGTAAAAGTAAAATGGTAAGTCTACAAAAAAACTGATATCTTGTGTATTTCCCAAAGCGTTTCGGGCAACAATCTCCCTTGCAGATACACGTACATGTGCCGTTCTCTCTGGAAACTTACCAATTAATTCTTCAAGTGCTATTTGTTTTGTTTGGGTAACAAAATGTTCAGAATATATTTGAAGCCAATCACTTGTTAAACGTTGAATAACCTTACCACCTATGATTAGGTCTACATGTTCTATGAGGGCGTGTCCAGCCGATTCTTGATAACAAACCCCTGATGTGGTTATATGAGGTAAAGTGACCTTTAAACTCAGGGTTTTCAGTAAATCACCTTGATTTTGAGAAATTTTAAACTTAACAGTACTACCAAAGTCAGCTTCATTCTCTGGGTCTAGATCCACATATTCATTTGAAAAGTTTGTATGTTTTTTAAAACTTTCTAAAAAATGACTATAGTCTGGGTCTAAGGTAAAAAACCTCTCTTGAGGCCCTGAAGACATCAATTGAACTTCACCAGCCATTACTACTATATCATTCTAAAATTTTAAACCAGCTAATCCACTGTTGATTCTCAATATGTTATAATTAACAG